TCGTCATCTTCAATTCCGTCAGACTCGGGGGTAAGGTCTCCTAGGAATGAAGCCCTGTCCTCACTTGAGAACGACATTTGGCTAGCTACGTCCGCCATCACGCTCAGAATTGGTAGTGTACCAGCTTCAAGATCCGACCTACTAATTCCGAAGGAAAAACTTCCGACGTCTATGGACTGAGCAATCTCGTCTAGAGGCTTGCCTATGGTTTCAATGAGTTTCTGAAAACCACTTACGCCGTAAGTTTTAAACAACCATCCCAAATACCTTTCATGGCTCAACCACCATGCCACAACTATATGAACAAAGGGCGAATCAGCTCCAGCGTTCATACGTGCAATCTCAGCCATAAGTTGCTCAGCTACGCTAAGCCCCTTATTACGCTCAGATGTCCAGATCGCCGAGGCGGGCCGAAAGATTGAGCCAACACCCCACGTATCCGTTGCGGCATGATATGAGTCTTGCAGGAATACCTTTACGATCTCCATATCCATTTGATGCCATATCTGTTTGGATAAATTCGCCTTAACGCCGAATCTACTAGCGGCGTCGATAATTGGACCGTAAGTCTTCTCAACGCTAGACACATCGATCCGACTAAGAGGTACTCCCATCAGCGTATCATCTCCGGCTTGTGGACCAATTATCGGAGTCCATTCTAAAAGCCTTGCGATGCCATGGTGTAGAACGACCTCCCCGTACAAAGACCCACCCGTATGAGTAAATTTTGCTCCGCTAATTAAACCATCAATGAGACCGAAGATAATGTAATTCTTGACCTCCGTATAAGGAGCGACTGATTTAGCTTCGGCAAACGTTTCAGGATTAATGCCACACAGATCTTTGTCCATTATTAAATATTTATAAGTTAAAATGAACGTTGCCGCATCCACCCATGCGTAATAATCCGCGTGGAAAAAGGGTTTAACTACCAGTTGGATGACGGTAGCCAGGATTGCGCCTTTGACCGTAGCATCATATTTTGACCAGTCAGCAGCAAGGTAGTCATATCCCTTCTGCAAAGCATCCTTGATCATAGTTTTAATCATTGATACTCTTGTAGGTTTGTCTTGTAACGATGGCATGAATGAGACCTTCAGCTCTTTGAGTTTATCATTGAAAGGAGCCATAACCATGGCCTCAATTAACGAGGGAAGAAATGCGTTCGGGTAGACTGATCGAGCTTTCCCATCTTTTGGAACAAGCTCCCCATTCTCCACTTTCCATCCATGTTTCTGTATACGCGCTAAGAGTGTCACTAGTGATACCATATCGTTAGCGGAAAATACCTTGTTGTCTAGGATAAACCCACCTGCATCTATCACTCGGTAATCGTACGTCACCTTTGTGGTGGAATCGGTCACTTTCTCACCGACGTGAGAACGTGTGTCAACCCCTGACTCGATTAGCAATCTAGTAGCTAGATCTTTGGTTAACGCATCATTTCCTTTAGCGTAAACAGGCCAACCAAACATCCCGTCAGTGTCCTGATTCGCTCTAACTACACTAGCACCCTGTGGTTGTAAAGAGCCCTCGCGAAGTCCCTGTGTAACAAGCGCTGCTCTGACCTCAGCACACGACTGCACCACTACTTCCGAGAGAACCGAATCCTCGTAGTCAATGGAAGCCGAACTGTTGATGACGAAGTCCAAGCCCGATTTATGGATATCTCCAACTTTATTATTATCGAATCCGCCACCAGTCATAACCTGGTCACCTTCAACCAGCCACAACAGTTTTTCTTGATCGCTCTTTAATGTAGGTTCTAACCCTTTATGGAGAGCCATTAACTCTTTCTGTACTGATTCGATCTTTCGCTCTCGTTTTTCGAGTTGCTTGGTAAGATTCTGGCCTCTCCCCTTTGGTCCCGCATTACCTCCTTTACGGTTCAAAGGTCTCTTACCAAATAATTTGAAACCTACGCCAAGAACTGGAGTGTTGCCAAGGGGATTGTCAGTGAATTGCACATCGGTTCTATTATAAATCTCAGCTAGCCTACGATACAGACCGGTTCTAGCGTTAAGCTGCTTCCTGACCCTCTCCGTAACAACATCCATTTGGAGTTTGCCCCGGTCAGGGATGTAGGATCCATACTTATCCCTAGTAAAATAGTCATTAAGTATGTCTCCAGTAAATTTTAGGTTTAAACCATCCATCTAAACAACCTCCTTCATTGGCCATTCGGTGGTTACGTAGAGACCATCTGCGTCTACCACGTCCCCTGT